CGTGCCAACTATAACTATGGCCTTGCCTTGTTTGACCACATGCAAGCTGAATACAGCTACAGATATGGCAGACGCCATGCTTCCAATAAGCATTACTTTGCCTTGCAAGATGCAGCACAGTACATACCTGAAGGTGACATAACACCACACCCTGAGTGTTTCAGTGAGCACACTGACCTCAAGAGTGGTGAGAACTGGCCTATCAAAAGCTACCGTAAGTTCTACATGACCAAGCAACGTAGGTTCAGTATGAAGTGGACTAACCGTCCAGTGCCTGATTGGTTTTGTTTTGAAGAGGAGGTAGCATGAATGATTAATTCAATGTTAATGTGCCTTGCACTGAACGTATATCACGAAGCACGTAGTGACCCTATGAATGGACAGTATGCTGTAGCACATGTCGTAATGAACCGTGTACAGTCTGGCAGGTATCCAAACGATACATGCAGTGTGGTTCATCAGGGTTACAAGAAAGGTAGACGTGACTGCCAGTTCAGTTGGTACTGTGACGGTAAGTCAGACACGCCACACAACCCAGAGGCATGGGCATGGGCTGTATTGGTAGCCTATGATGTACTGAGAGGCTATGTCCCTGATGTTACAAACGGTGCTACACATTATCATGCTACGTATGTTAAGCCATCGTGGGCTGCACAACTAGAACCAACCGCAAAGTATGGATCACATATTTTTTACAAGTAAGTGTTGACATACTTATATAACTATGGCACAGTTGCCACATAACAAATGAAAAGGAGATATATATGCCATTTGATATTCCAACTTACCTAGACTTTGACGTAGAGTTTGAGGACACAAAAGTAAACGACAAGAAATACGTCATTAATAAAAACAATGGTAAATACTTAGGTATTGTAGGTGAAGGTTTTAAGTGTGCATCACATGGGGATTTCTATCGTGGTGTGTACGAAACTGTAACTGAAGAGTTATCACCAGAGGAGACTGAGAATGCCAAGTTTAACTGGCGGTCTGCTCGTAATGGTGCATGGTCTATGCTAGACATTACACTGCCTGACATGAAGGTAGACATAGCTACAGACAAGCACCAGACTACACTAGGTAATCGTATCATTGCACTACACGGTGTTGATGGATCATGTAGCAACCAAACATTCTTTGGTATGATAGACTTCTTCTGCACTAACGGCATGATACGTGGTGAATACGACAAGGTACGTAAGAAGAACACATCTAACTTTAGTTTGGATAGCTTCATATATGAACTGACACGTGCACGTAAAGACTTCTATGCGGAGACTGCAAAGATGCAAGTGTGGGCGCAGACTTCCACAAAGTATGTAGACATAAAGTCTCTGCTTGAGGAGATGATTTCATCTAAACGTAAGGCAGAAAAAATGTACATGTTGTATCTACAAGAGGCTGCGACACGTGGTCACAACAAGTGGGCATTGTACTCTGCGTTTACAAACTATGCATCGTATGCTGATGAACGTAATGGGTTCAACCTACGTAATACAGGTCACGATACACAAGCCATAAGCATGTGGTCACGTGAACAAGAGGTAAGCAAGCTAGTATCAGATAAACGTTTCGTTGAATTGGAGGCTGCGTAATTGAGAACCTTACCACGATACGTACAACAACGGGTGTCACCTTCGGGTGACATCTCTTATCGTTTCAATCCACCACAGTCATTAGTAAATGTAGGCTTTAGACGTGAAGAGTTAGGCAACGATCCTAAAACTGTTAGACAGATTGCACGTGACTATAACAAGCACATTGATGCTTGGCGTGAAGAACAATCTAAACTTGTAAAGTTGAAGCCGAGCAGCAAGGTCACAGACCTAATTAACTTTTACTATTTATCTAATGATTTCAACATGTTACGTGACACAACTAAGGTAGATTACAGGTACTTTTTAACCATTGTGCATCAGACAATAGGGTATCGTAAGTACAAAGAGGTTACACCTAAAGTTGCAAAGCAAGCATATGAGAAGTGGATAGAACGTGGTATTAGTTTTGCTAATCATGCGGCAACGTGTGCTAGTAGAGTATACAATTATGCAATTCAAATGGAACACGCAGAACAAAATCCATTTGCAAAGATAAAAAGAAAAACAGCAAAGCAAAGGAAAAAAGTATGGGAACACAAAGATGTCATCAAGTTTCTTGATGTGGCTTATTCTGAGTTTGAATATCGTAATGTTGGACTCATCGTCCAAATGGCATACGAATGGTGTCAACGTTTGGGTGACATGCGTAATCTTACTTGGGATAACCTTGATTTAAAAAAGCAACAGCTTACTTTAGAGCAAAGCAAACGTAGGTCAGAAGTATTTCTACCTATTAGTGATAACTTAAATGCCATGTTGCTTGAACAAAAGGCAGACTTTGGTTTTCAAGATTGGGTAGTGCCACACCCTCAACCAAAGAAGGGAATGTTTAATCCTTATACAATGGAGAGACTGTCCAAGGTTGGACGAAGGGTAATGAGAATAGCAAAGCTACCAGAGGAATTACGTCTAATGGACTTACGTAGAACAGGAGTAACTCAGATGGTAGATAAAGGTGTTCCCTTACCACAGATTATGTCAGTGACAGGGCATACACATGTGTCTTCTGTGAAACCATACATGAAACATACATATGATAGTGCAAATAATGCATTGACAATGCGTGACGTATCTGTACAATCGAGTGTAACGAGTAACATTGAAAGTGATATACATGATTAATATAAAAGAACATATAAGTGATATGGACATTGTTAATGGTGAGACTAAACGTACTAACTGCCCTGTATGTGGGGGAATAAAAACATTTACGGCTACCAATAACATGGGACAACTTATGTGGAATTGCTACAAGGCAGGGTGTAGTGTGTCTGGTGGCACACGTACCCATCTTACAAGTGATGACATTCGTAAGTCTCTTGGTAGTGTAGCTGAAGAAACAGAAGCAGTATCTTTTCAGAAACCTGAGTGGATCGTACATAACAGTACAGCCATTAATGATTTTTGTGGGCAGTGGAATATTGACCCTCGTTTACTTGGTCTGATGTATGATGTTCGTGAACACCGTGTGGTATTTCCTGTGGTGCACAACAATATCATGGTAGATGCCACTGGTAGAGCACTAGGAAAAAAGTTACCTAAATGGAAAAGATATGGAAAAAACCCCTTGCCCTATGTGTATGGGTGTGGTAAAACTGGGGTAGTCGTTGAGGACTGTGTGAGTGCAGCTATTGTAGGTGCAACAGGCAGTTCTGGATGCTCGGAGAGTGGCGTATATGTCGGGGTAGCAGTGTTGGGTACGTCACTCTCTGAGGTACATAAGCAGTACTTATCACGGTTCACAACGGTTATCATTGCACTTGACCCCGATGCACTACCAAAGACACTGCAGTTTGCTAAAGAGTTACGAGGTTATGTAGACAACGTAAAGGTATTACGTTTGACAGATGATCTAAAATATCGTAATCCTACCGACATTGAAAATTTAACAACACTAGGAGAAACATAAATGGAATTATCATTAATACGAAGTCTGATGGACAGAGAGTTCTACGAGGATCATCGTGGTGCTAAATGTCCTGACAGATTATTTAGTAAGGATGTACGTAAGATCAAACAAGCCATCGACAAGGCTATGGATCGTTATGAACGTACAGTTACGCCTGATGAGATTGAGGCATTGTTTATGTCTAACAATCCCACACTTACTACTGCACAGAAATCTGCTTACAGTTCTCTGTTTACACAGATAAAGAAAGAGTCACCGATGGGCAGTGACGTAGCACAAGAAGTGTTGTCTAAGTTGTTTCAGCAAGTGGTAGGTGAGGACATTGCCAATCTTGGTTTTGATTATGTGAATGGTAGCAAGGGTAGTCTTGAACCGTTACGTGATATACTAGAACGTTATTCGGATGACTTTACTCCTGACTTACGTATTGAGTGGGATGACATTGACATTGACACTTTGCTTGCCAAGAATGATTTGGAATCACAGTGGACATTCAACATCCCTACTCTTACACGCAAGGTAGAGGGCGTGAATGCAGGTCATTTGATTGAGGTAGGTGCACGTCCTAACACAGGCAAGACATCTTTCCACGCCTCTCTGATTGCTGCTCCCAATGGGTTTGCACATCAGGGTGCACGTTGTGTAATACTCTGTAATGAAGAAGCATCCCACCGTGTTGGTGCACGGTACTTGACTGCCGCCACAGGTATGACA